CGGTACTCGCGCATTTCCTGAACCTCGGCACCGAGACGGGTTCGTGGGCGCTCGGGTCGACATTCGCGAACTTCTTCACCGACTCGCTGAACGCTGTCGCGCAGCACATCGCAGAGGTCTTCAACCAACACGTGATCGAAGACCTCGTCGACAAGAACTGGGGACCGACGGAGCCGGCTCCTCGGCTGGTTCCGTCGGCGATCGGAGAGCAGCAGCAAGTCACCGCCGAAGCGATTAAGGCGCTGATCGAGGCCGGCGCGGTTGTGGTCGACGATCCGCTGCGTGCGTACATGCGGGACAAGTACGGCCTGCCGGTCGAAGACCTCGTCGGGACGGATGACGACGACGCCGCGGGCCGGGAAGTGGCACGGTCTGCCGCCGAGGTGGCGCAGAAGGTGTACCTCGCGACGGACAAGCCGCCACTGCGGCAGGAAGAAGCACGGGAGATTATCCGTCGTGCTGGCGCGGAGCTCGCCGGGGACGGCCCGGACGTGAGCCGGATCCCATCGACCGAGCCCGAGGAGGCTGCAGCATGACGACGAGCGCACCTGTACGCGACTGGTTCAAGATCCAGGCGCGCGCCGCCGATGACGAGGAGAGCTCGTCATCGGCGGACGTGTACATCTATGACGAGATCGGCGAACGCTGGTACGGAGGCGGTGTCGGGGCCCGGTCGATGGCTCAGCAGCTCGACGACCTCGACGTGGACACGATCTACCTCCATGTGAATAGCCCCGGCGGGGCGGCGTGGGACGGCATCACGATCATGAACGCGCTGCGCCGCCACAAGGCGCGCGTCGAGGTGATCGTCGACGGGCTGGCCGCGTCCGCGGCGTCGGTGATCGCGATGGCCGGCGACCACATCACCATGAACCGTGGGGCGCAGATGATGATCCACGACGCCTCTGGTGGCGCGTGGGGAAACGCCGAGCTGATGGAGGAGACGGCGGAGATCCTCCACAAGCTGTCCGACTCGATCGCCGACGTCTATGCGGCCCGTGCGGGTGAGGACCGGGCGCACTGGCGGGCACTCATGCAGGCGGAGTCCTGGTACACGGCCGAGGAAGCCGTCGACGCGGGCCTTGCCGACGAGTGGGCGGATGCCCCGTCCTCGGCGGCGGAGAACCGGGCACCGACGGCCCGGTTCGACCCAGCCGTGTTCTCTGCCGCCGCCCGGGCGAACGCGCCCCGTGTGGAGATCCCTGAACTCCCGGTCTCGTCCGAGCCGGGTGACCCCAACCGAAAGGAGAACGTCGTGGAGCACGGCGACTTCGTGGCTGGTATCCGTGAGCGGCTCGGCATGACCGACGCCGACGTCACCGACGAGGCGGTCCTGGCCGCACTCGACGAGGCACTCGCGGAACAGCCCGACATCCCGGCGGCCCCGGCTGCCACCAACGCGCTGCCCGAGGGCGCGGTCACGATCGACGCGACCGTCCTGGCCGAACTGCAGGCGAACGCCCGTCAGGGTGTAGAAGCCCGCGCTGAGCAGGACCGGGCGCGCCGTGACGGCATCGTCGCGACCGCGCTGCGTGAGGGCCGAATCACCGCGGCATCGCGGGACGCGTGGCGCGCGCACCTCGACAAGGACGAAGAGGGCGCCAGCACGCTGCTCGCCTCGCTCGCGAAGAACACCATCCCTGTCGAGGAGATCGGGCACTCCGACACCCTCACCAGCGCTGAGGACTCGCTGTACGGCAGCGTCTTCGGCTCCACCCAGAAGGAGGCCTGATCGTGGCGAAGAGCTACCTGCCCCTGTTCCGTCCCGGCGACACCGTCACCTTCGGTGTGACCACTGACGTCGCCGCAGGCCAGGTCGTGGAGGTCGGCACGGCCGACTCCTCGGTCGCGCCTGCGGCAGCCGGGTCCGAGAAGGTCGTCGGCGTCGCCGGCCACGACGCGAAGGTTGGCGACAAGCTGACCGTCGAGGTCGGCAAGCCCATCCACGAGCTCAAGGCGGTCGGCGCTGTCACGCGCGGGGACCGGCTCGAGGCAGCCGCCGGCGGAGGCGTCCGCACCCTCGCCGAGGGCACGGAGATCTTCCTCGCCCTCACGTCCGCCGCAGACGGCGCGCTCGTGCGCGCCATTCAGCTCTGAGAAAGGAGAGCACGATGCAGACTTACCCGCTCACGCCGAGCCAGCTCGCTGACGTCTCGGCGGCCGACCTGATCGCGTTCCTGAAGTCGCCGACGCTCGTCGCTCGCCGATTCGGGGAGATCCTGCAGGCGCAGCAGCTCCTCGGACTGTTCCTGATGCAGAAGCGCTTCACGATCACCGGCGGCGCCATCGGTGTCCCGATCAACGAAGTCATCCGTGCCGTGCGCGGTTCGGAGATCGTCGCTCCGGGCTCGGAGTACAAGCTCACGCCGATGTCGGCCGAGGAGTACGAGTTCTACTCGGCGATGAAGGATGGCCTCGCGACCGAGGTCACCGACGAGCAGATCGGTCGTCTCCTGCGGCAGCCGATCGATGACGCGTTCACCTTCCTGCAGACCGAGCTCGTTTTCTCGGCGAATGAGATGGCGCTCGGCGTCGTCGCATCGTCGGTCACGAACACGGTCGCCGCCGGCGCACCGTGGACGAGCGCAAAGCAGATCTACAAGGACGCGCTGCGCGTGAAGGCGCGCACTCGCCGTCAGAAGCTCGGCTACGACGTCGACACCGTGGTGCTCCCCGGGGAGCAGTACGCCGAGGTGATTCCCGAGCTGCTCGACATCCTCCCCAAGGACAGCGGTCAGGCCCTCACGGACGGGTTCCCCACCATCGCCGGGCTCACGTGGATTTCCGACGACGGCGACGACATCACGGACCCCCTGTTCGTGGACCGCCGCCGCCTCGGTGGCATCGCACGCGAGCAGATCCCCACCCCGGAGATGCGTCACGTCGGCGGCGACACCGGCGTCGAGATCGCCGCGATCCGCGAGGGGAAGGCGGAGAAGACCCGCCTGCAGGCGCGCAATGTGCACGTGCCGATCGTCACCGACCCGCTCGCCGGGTTCTACCTCACCGGAACGGAGGCACCCTGATGAGCAGCCAGCACATCGTGACCGCCGCTGCCGCGAAGGTGTCCATCGGGGGCCAGGGCGGCAATCGGGTCGCAGCGCTCCTGCGCCGCGGCGACGTCGTCCCCGAGGGCATCGCCGCGGAGCAACTCGAACGGCTCATCGAGCGCGGCCTCATCGAGCGCGTCGAGGTCGAGGACCCGCCCAGCGCTGACGAGGTCGCCGCGCTGGCCGCAGCCGAGAAGGCGGACGCTGAGAAGCGCGCCGCCGAGGAAGCCGACCGCAAGGCCGCAGCCGAGAAGGCCTCCGCTGAGGCCAAGGCCAAGGCGCCCGCGAAGACCGTGGGCGCGAAGCAGACGCCGCTGGCGTCCTGACCGGAAGGGGGGCGGTGCCGTGATCACGCACGACTTGGTCGGTGCTGATGAGGATCTTGCTCGCGAGGTCCTCATCATCGCTCGCGACATCGCCCCCTGCCTCGACTCCCTGACCGGGGAGGACGAGAAGAACGCGCTCGCGATCCTGCGACGCGTGTTCAAGTCGGCGGACAGACGCGGTGAGCGTTTCGTGAAGGGCCAGTCGATCGGCCCGGCACGCGTCGAGTACGACGTCGCTGTCCGGTCCGCTTTCGACGGCCAGCCCACCCGTGCCCTGCGGGCGTTGTGCGTCGCGAGGCCGACGGGAGGGATGCCGCGCGGCAGCTTCCCGGCGGAGCGTCCCGTCAGTCGACTGTGGCCGGAGACGTACCGATGAGCTTCCCGTTCGGGCGCACGGTGTTCCGTCTGCGCGCCTTGATGATCCCCGACCCCTACAACCCGGACGAGCTGATCCCCGGGGACTGGAACGACCCCGAGGTGCTCGCGCTCGCGGGCGCGTTCGTGGCGCACTCGTCGACGTCGATGCTCACAAACGCCACCCGCGAGCAGGCGCTCGAATCGAAGTCGCTCTACTGCGGCGGCGACCTCGACGTGCAGAAGGGCGACCGCGTCTTCGACGGCGCCTTCGACCCGCCCCTGCCCGAGGGAGCGGACAGGATCCCCGGCGGCACGACGATGACCGGCGCGACATACACGATCGACGGTATCCCGCCGGCGGCGGACACGAACCCCTGGACAGGGTGGACGCCGGATCGGGAGATCCCGCTGACCCGCGCGGTCGGCTGAGGAGAGGACAGAGGAATGGTCAGGCGCAGCGGCGAGATGGACATCGAGTTCAACGACGCCACCCTCGAAGGGATCCTCCGGCGCCCGAAGGTGGTCGAGGCAACCCGGCAGATCGCCGAGAGCGGCCTCGACGCCGCCCGAGGATCCGCGCCGGAGCTCACTGGCGACTACAAGCGGGGGCTGCGGCTGGAGCGCCGCGAGTCGCGGTACCGCACCGTGTGGCGCGTGGTGGGCCGGGACCGGAAGACGCTGCTCATCGAGTCGCGGCTCGGGATCCTCGCCCGCGCCCTGAAGTCCCTCACCCGCCGTGGCTAGGGTCACCCCGCCGGATCTGGAGCACTGGCTCACTGGGTACGT